TGAGCCGAAAACGCTTGTGAAGGGCGGGAAGGTGCTGACAGTCATTGGTGGGCCATTCCCCGGCAAGATCGGCGACCCGAACAAAAAGCCGAATCCATGCGGACATTTCACGCTGACGGTCGTCTGTACGTGCAAAGTCCACGAACACGTCTGTAAGGGATGTGGCCGTATCTGGGCTGATCACACAGATGGGCATTACGAAATAGCCGACCCGCACAAGAGAACGACGAAGGAGCCCCCACAGTGAGCTACGTCGCAAAAGACCCCGACATCCGGGTTGCCCAAGTTTTTCAGCAGAAGTGGGAGCCGCTCGGTATCGATGGCGTAATTATCCTGACTATGAAGAAGGGCGTGATCACCGGTGGCGTCACCTACGGGAACACGAAGCGGCTCTGTGCTGACTACGGCACAAGGCTGGATGAGCTCATCAACACGGGCGTCAGGCCATGAAGGAGAGAACGCTGTGCCAAAAACGAAGATCGAATGGACCCAAAGCGCCGACGGATCGGCTGGGTATTCCTGGAACCCTATCCAGGGCACCATGGGCAAATCGCATCGCCCCCATACGACACCGGGGTCGCGAACACCCCGCCAAAGCGAAATCCATGACATGGTCGACTCGGTCATCCTGGCGAAATTCGGCGGTTCGTTCCTCGACTGGCTTGTCCAGGTCCGGGCATTGGGCGGCGTGGACAAGCTGCCAGGGCAGAGAATTACCATTGCGAAATGAGCAAACCAGGAGGACTGACAATGGCCGAATCGGGATGTGGAATCTATGAGAAATCCGGGCGGTTGAAGCGCCGCGTGGCGGTTGCGATGGTCATGAACGCGCTGGAAGAACTACCATGCCCGCTGCCAGGCGGATGGGGTGGCATCATGGCTGACGCCGCATGTTTCGGAACGAGTCACGACGTGAGTTGCGCTGCCCACGAAGGGCGGAAAATCATAGCCGGCGGTAAGCCCGTGGTGGCACAATCTCGCATTGAGCCATAATCTGGACAGGGGGTATCTAAGATGTCCGTCTCAAGCCAACTGAGCAAGGAATTGCGCCGTACATTTCCCGGTCTGACGTGCACCCGGCTGGAAACGATATGGCGCTGGGTGGTCGCCATGCCTGAAGGACGGGTGATGCTGCCCGACGCAGACCTGGTCAATCCCGAAGAAATCATTGTGGCGCTGCACCTTGCACGTCACCTGGCCTATCGGAACACCGCCGAACTCCAGAAAACCATCCGTGGGCTGTCGGCCCGTAGAAAACGACGGCTCTACACCAAGAGCTTCGGCGAAATCACGCCTTGACACGATCAGAATGCCGGGATAAGCTGCGGCCGGTGAGACCGTGATGCTCTACAGATATTGATCCCAAACCCTGTCCTGGCCGTGCGGCGGTCTCACCAACCCCCATGCACGCCAGGGCTGGGGGCGGGATTTTGCGAGGGTCGGAGTGGCAGAACCACCAGACGGCGATATTCGCAATCCACCGCAGGCACTCGATGTGGAAGTCGCTGTCCTGGGGGCCATGATGCTGGCAGCCGGCGCCGCTCCTGTCGTGATGGGGATCCTCGAACCAACAGATTTCTACCGCCCCGCTCATCAGAAAATCTACTCTGCCATGTACCGGCTGGCCGAACGATCGGCGCCGATCGACATCGCCACGGTCGCCAGTGAACTGGAGAAAACTGGAGACTTGCAGAAGTGCGGCGGGCCGAACGCGCTGATCGACATCGCCGCTTCGGTCTGCACGGCAGCCAGCGCACCCGCACACGCGAGGATTATCAAAGACAACGCCCTGTTGCGGCAATTAATAGAACACGCCACTGATCTGGCCGAAGTCTGCCGGAATCACCCTGGCAACATCGCCGAAATGATCGGCCAAGCGCGGAACCGCCTGGATACTATCGCCTGTCGTGCTGAGCCTGGACGACAGCGCAATGAGGGAGTAACGCAGATGATGGACACGATTCAGCCTGAAGCCATCGACTGGATGTGGAAACCGTGGATACCGCTGGGAAGCGTCTCCATTCTCGAAGGGGATCCCAAAGTAGGAAAATCCACCATCACCTTGCAGCTCGCGGCGATTGTCTCCCGCGGCTGGGGGTTCCCGGATGGCGACGGCAAGCCCGGCGCACCCTATGGACCCGCCAACGTGATCCTGATGAACTCCGAGGACCCGCTGGCAACCGTGTTGCGCCCCCGGCTGGATCATGCCGGAGCCGATTGCACCCGGATATTCGCGCTCACCGGTGTCCAATGGCGTAACGGCGCTGTCGACTCCGAGCGCATGGTCACGTTGCAGGACGTAGACACCATCGAACAAGCGATCATCAAATTTGACGCCAAACTGGTCATCATCGACCCCATTCAAGCATACTTTGGAGCTGGCGTCGATATGCACAGGGCCAACGAGACGCGGCCGGTCTTGGCAGGACTCGGAGCTATTGCCGAACGCCAGCGGTGCGCCGTGCTCCTGGTGAGACATTTGCGGAAAATGGGTGGATCCGCGACAGCCCACGGCCTGGGCGGCGTGGACATTTTCGGCTACGCCCGGTCGATACTCCTGGCATGGCGGGACCCCGACGACCCCAACCGCCGCATTCTCGCCCACACGGCCACCAATTTCGCCCGCGAGGCCAAGTCCCTGCTCTACACTCTCGATGATGGATTCCGCTGGTGCGGTGTCGATGACCGGACTGCCGAAGACCTGGCCAACCAGCCACAGCAACGGGGAGAACGCAAGCCCGCCGCCGACCGAACCGCCGAATGGCTGCACTCCCTGTTGAGTGATGGCCAGATACCGGCCAATGAGGTCTATGCCAAAGCAGCCCGGGAGGGCTACGGAATTGGCAGTGTCAAAGCCGCGAAAACCATGCTTGGTGTTGAATCATGCAAGGTCGCTGCAATCTGGGTCTGGAAACTCCCCAACGCTCAATAAGAAGAACGCTAACCCCCACGACTGCCGCCATTTAGACCATATTCGCCACGCGGCGAACATGGTCCACAAACGAAAAGGCCGCCCAAAACCCGGACGGCCCCCTCGTAGTTCTTCCGCGATCTCTCAGAAAATGAACCGCATCACCTGCCAGGCAACCCAGCCCCAGCACAACAGACCGATCGCCACAACCCCCGTCTTCAACCACCGCGTAAATCTCATTTCGTCTCTCCGTTCTGTTGTTCGATCTGTTGCATCCGACGCGCAACCGACTCCCGCATCGCCCGATGTGGCTGACGTTTCCCCGACTCCCATGCCGCCCATGTTGCCGCTGTCACCCCGACCATAGCGGCGCAGATCTCCTGGCTGATGAGCCAGTCAGGACGCATCCGCGGCAATCCCAGCCGAAACGCACGGCACTTCTCCGACCATGCTGGCCCGGTCATGGCTGCACCTTCGCAATCGCGGCGCGAAGCTGTGCGAGTAACGGATTGCCGCCCGGCGGCGGATTATTGGCACAGATCACCTCACAGATCATGGCATAATGCGCCTCCGCCGCCCGGCACGCCTCCAGCAATTCCGGCGCAGCCGCCAACAGACGAGCGTCCGCAAACCTGGCGCACTGGGCAATGTAAAAACTGACATTTTCTGAGTCTGAAAGAACGCATGGAAACCCTCCCGTCCCGTCGTTAAAAGCAGTCCATGGCCCCGGTGTGTGCTTCTCCTTGCTCATTCGATTCCCCTCTCGGTTGACTAGGCTGCCACTTGTTCCTGATTGAAAAGATCGACAGACTTTGCAACTGGTTTGGACTTGGCTTTCTCCGCTTTGAATGCCGACCTGGACTCCGCCGTCACCCCTTCCGTCTGGTCAATCCCAAAAATTGACGCCAAAGCAAAGTGAAGATCCCCCGCATCAGTGGTTTGGGGTTTCCCTTCTTCCAATTTCGGTGCGCCAATCGGCACCCAAATGCCGTACCCATGCTCACCCTTGCGTACAATTCTGTCAGCCTTGCGCCACTGGTCGAAACCACCGACCACCGACGCCTTGCACCCCTGGTACATGACCATTAGTTGATTGTGGACCGACAATGCATGCCCCGCAATCGTGGTGATACTGGTACTGCCAATCGCTTGAGCTTGTTGTTCTGGTGTCATGCCACTGATGCGTTTTGCTAATTCGCGCATTCTCTGGCGTTTCTCTTGCGCCACTGCCCTTTGTTCGTCCGTAACATGCCGTCCCATGTCCGCTTCTCCCTTTCGGCCTACTCGCTTAACATTTCGCCCATTTCGATCCGACCTAAACACTCCCGAAAATTCTGACTGCAACGGTTGACAAGCTTGATGTATTCACTCTCTGGCCTACCGTCCAAACCCTCCAGTTCCGCAATGGTTTTTAACCGCTTTGCAAACTTCGGAGTCACACCTTGACTCCCAAGACTCAGACACACGCACCGACTCGCAAATGGCCCAGCATCCATTTTTGTCTCCTCGAACAAATCATTCCCTTCGTGCGTGGTCGTGAAAATGACCACCGTGTTGCTCCGAAGCCCCTCTAAAACGTCCAGAAGAATCTCGACAATCGGCTTGCTAAGCCCATGCGCTTCGTTTACAATCAACGCATAGCCAGGTTTCTCCCCCATAGCTACGTAAGCCCAATGATCCTGTAATTCCCGGAGACTGCCAACCGTCAACTGCCGACCGACTATCTCCCTGGTATTCCATTGATCGGCTACATGACTCGCAATGATTCGCGCCAGTGTGGTCTTGCCAACACCGCTCTTGCCCGTGATCCAAAACGCCCGGCCTCCAAGATTCGACCGCATTCGCTCAATTACTGCAACCGACTTCTCTTGCCCGATTACTTCCGATAGACTGGCCGGTCTGTACTTCTCGCTTAGATTCATATTGAACCTATCCCCTCGGCACGCCCCCCCCACGTTGGCGCCGTCATTGGTCACTCTCCGCCCCGATCGCTTCGATTGCCGCTGACTCATTGGCATGAGGCCCAGACCACGCCCAGGCGTTCCCAGTTTCGCCCTCATCCGTCTCCGCAGCGTACCATCCCAACTGGCAGCCGTGAGCGTCGTCAAAGTGTTTCGGAATGGCGTAAAATGACACCCATTCCCGCGTACCGTCCGCATTCTTGGTCATTTCTCCTGTGACAATCATTACATCCTCCTTTTCCCCGCCGACCCCATTGCCAACGGTTACATCTATATAATCGGAAATGCTTCTGGAAATGTCAAGGGAAATCTTGCGGTTTTCGCTACTCAACCTAAATCTGTATGATTCTGGACAGCTACCCGAAAACGCCAATACCAATGCCAATGCACCTTGTAGGACTCTATCCCCAATAACGCCTTGGCTTTACGTAATGGCTCCAAACGCAACCCCACCTTCGCGCCAGCCCCCACTATCTCCCGGAAAGACCGCCCACCATCGGCCAAATACACCCGCAAAAACGACTCCGCTCGAAACTGAACTGTCTGATGATCTGGCGCCGACGATAACCCATGCGCCGTATCCCAAGCTACAAGTTCCGCTTTCTGCCGCGCCCTGATCTCTGTGAACTCCCGCAAATGCCTAAACTCTAATTCCTCACGTGTGGTTTCCATTTCGCATTCCTCCTAACCACAATACGAAAATACCCTGGAGAATGTTGGTATGTGAAGGTAGTAAGATCGCCAGACCCCCCACCACACACACGAAAATCATCCACCTTCTTGAACTCAGAGACCACAAAATAAGAAAACCAAACATCGTGTAAGTATAAGAGAGACAATAATATAATATATTAAAATTCGATTCGCGAGGACGACTTCATGTAGATGGATGATTTCTCTCTGTTTGTGCCACCATCTGCCGATCTTCGTACGTTGATGTACGTTCATTGTCTATGCACTAAAATTGTGCGCGAAACTGCACCAAGTGATTCATTTGCAACACCCATCCGTCATCCACGCGCGATCAATAATATATTTACGTGATCAGCTCGAACCGACATGAGTCTATTCCGATAGAGTGCAGGTCCGCAGTGCCACCGAAAGACGACGCGATTAGGGCCTCTTGGGGGCACTTTCTCCACTGGTCCGGCCCCAGGAGTCGAACGCTGGCGCGAATCGCCGACCTTCCCTGCCAGGCGGCCCGAATGGGGGAATTGGCGGGGGCAGTCACTGCCCCTATTTCGCTGCCGCAGGCTGTGGTTGATCATGGTTGTGCCAAAAACCATCGTCAAACCATCGTCAAACCATCGTCAAACCATCGTCAAACCATCGTCAAACCAGATCAAAACAACAGCGCTGGCATGGGGAATAGGGGCATGGTGTCCCAGGGCGACAATCTGGGAGTCTTTTTTCCATTGTCCGGTAACACGATCCCTACGAGGGAGAGGGGGGCATATATAAATCGGGTAAGGAATCCCTTGTTTCGGTTGTTTGCGGAAATTTCTTGACAGTTAAGGGTGGTATACGTATGGATTTTGGCATGTCGAGAGTGGGGAAGCGTTCAGGATCGGGTGGTGATCTGGTTTTAGTTCCGCTGAGTGATGTTCGTCCGAGTATAAGTCGGAACGACGTATTGGCGGGGGAGTTAATCCGTGGGGGGATAGATGCTCGGAGGGTAGCGCAGGAGTTAGAGCGGGCGTTAAGTGCTGAGTATTTGGTAAAGCGTTGGGAGAAGGTGGGGGGTTCTTGGATTGCGGTGGAGGTAATGCAGCCTGACTGGCGGACGCGGATGTTGGCGATAGAGAAGATCATCAAGGTTCAGGGGTGGGAGTATTTAGTGGAGCGTCTTCCTGAGGGGTCAGTTCCGCGTGATTTGCTGGTAATTTACAAGGAGTTACGGGTAAGTGGGTTGAGTGTTGAGGAGTTGCAGGAGAGGCATCGGCGGGATGTTGGGGCGGGGTTGGTGGAGGCAGTTGTGGAGGTCGTGGGGGGTGTTGGTGGGAGTTCCTAACCGTTCATTGTTGGAGGCTGCGATTGTTGCGGACGAGTTACGTCGTCGTTTGCGGACGGATGGTGGGGAGATGTTTGAGGCGCAGGGGTATCAGGCGGCGTTTTTTGAGCACACGTCGAAGCGGGTATTGGCTCATGGTGGGAACCGGAGTGGAAAGACGCGTTGTTGTGCGCAGTATATTTACGAGAAGTTAGTTGGGAAGCGTGGTGGGGTTGGGCCTTTTCATTGGCGTGCGTGTGGGAGTGGTTGGGAGGAGCATGTTGAGAAGGTTTTGGTTCCGATGTTTGAGCGGATCATTCCGCGGCGGTTTTTGGAGGGGGACAAGTTCAATTATTCAAGTCGGAGTCATATGTTATTTTTCAAGGATGGGAGTGATTTGGAGTTTATGAGTTTTGATCAGGATCCGGAGAAGGGGGCGGGTCGGCCGTTGCACGGGGTGTGGTTGGACGAGAGTTATGCGTGCAGCAAGCGGTTTCGGGATCAGTGTTTAGCGCGGTTGCTGGACTATCACGGGGAGATGATAGCGAGTTTAACGCCGGAGGATGGGGATGCGAGTTGGGAGATTGAGTGGTACGAGAAGGCGCGGAGCGGGGATCCTGACTACCAGAGTTTTCGATTTCCGACGCGTGAGAACAAGTACATCAGCAAGGAGGGAATTGCGCAGTTGATCAGGGATTGCGGGGACGACGAGGTTCAGATTGCGATTCGTTTAGACGGGGATTTTGCGAGTGTGGGGGGAAAGATTTATCCGAGTTTGAAGGCATTGTTTCACGTGAAACATTCGCACGAGGTGGGGGTTTCGGAGGATTGGGTGAGATTCATTGCGATTGATCCTGGGGTATCAAAGGCTCATGCTTTGCTGTGGGGGGCGGTGGGGCCGGGGAACCACATTCACTTTTACCGGGAGTTGTCGATGGGGGGGGAGATTGGGCCGCTTTGCGACACAATCCGGAGATTTTCGGCTTTAGACGGTCCCATCTTCAATTTTTTTCTTGACGGGCACTGGGATTGGGACAATCGTGTAGCGGCGATGGGGGATTCGCACGAGCCGTTGAACATTGAGCGGGAGTTTATCAAGCATGGGATACCAGTTGTCAAAGCTCCGAGGGACATTCGTAATTGGATCGGGATTGATCAGGTTCGGCAGCGGTTGCGTCCGGACCCGATTACGCACATGCCGCAGATCACTTTCGATCCGGAGTGTCAGCAGACGTGGTGGGAGATGACGCATTATAGCCAGATCAGGCCTGGGAAGAACGATCCCAGCCGGCACAACCCGCGGATTCGCAAGGTGGACGATGATTTCTGTGACTGTGTGCGGATTGCGATCACGTCCAACCCTGTTTTCATGGGTGGGTGGGACGGTAGTCTGTCGTCCAATGTTGTTATTGGGGAATATGGACTGGGATTCTAACATAATTGGCTGGATCAGATCCATCTTAGGGATGGCGATCGGTTGGGTTGGTGTGCCGGTGTGCCTTATTGCGGGATCGGCTATTGCGGTCAGCAGCTCGCTGCTGGGCATAATTATTACGTCCTGCGCTTTATTGTGCTTTCTGGTTGCGTGTTGGCTTTTGGAATGGCCATGAAAAGAGAGACTGATGACTAATGGCATAATCATCAACATCGAACTTCCCGATTGGCCCCCATCGGTACTTTGTTTGCGCGATACCGGAGAATGGTGGGTAGAACAATCTAACATCGGGAAGAATTTGAATCCTCAAATCGTCCGGCTGGCCCTTTCCGATGCAATGATAATCTTGGATAAGGCCTTTCAATCTATTGTCAAATGCCGTTTGGGATTTGGTACAACTGCGTATATGAATCATCTGAAGGTGGAACCAGAAGGCGAATCTGATGACTGAAACGCCGCTTTACCAGGGCGAGCCTGTTACTTGGGACTCACGGGACACCAAAGAGCGTGCCCGTAAGATGGTCGTTTGGGCGCTCTCTGTTTCCTTTGATTACTATCGCAAGCTTCGCCGCAATTTCAACGAATACTTCGATTTGTACACGAATCAGCCGTTGAAGTTGCGGCAGACCAACCGTATTCGTTCCAATGTGCCGTCGGGCCGGGTTCCGGAGATGGTCGACACCTATGTTGCCGATCTCCAGAACCAGATTATGAGTAAGCGTCCCGTTGTAGGGGTCATTCCCCAGGAAACCGGCGACATCGAAACGGCTGCTGCTCTTGAACAGTTGCTTCAATACGACATGGACAATTGGACCGAAGACATGGGGCCGTTGCCGGCTGTTAATATGACGTTGTTACAGGCGTGTCTTTGGGGATCAAGTCCCTCGAAGACAGTCTGGACCCAGCGCGTCAGGTCCATTCCCATGACCGGAATTCTTGATCCTGAAACAGGGAAGGAACTGACGCAACTTTCCATCGGTTTTCAGGGTCCGATTGCCGAACCTCTGTTTCTTTATGACGTTCATCCCCATCCTCAGAAAGTTTGGCCGGAGGATCACTATCCTGTTGTGCACGTGTCGTTCAAGTCCTACGATGAACTGCTGGCGCTCAAAGGAATCGTCTATGACGATGATGTGGACCTGATCCCGGATCGCAAAGACATGCCGCTTCTTCTTGGCGATGCTGCCGATTTGTATATTGGTGCTTGTGGTGATGTTTTTGAGCGTGCTGACCAGCGTGTCAGACTGGGATGGTCAGATGATTCCCGGCTCGAACCGGATGGAATCATGGTTGCCGAGTGCGAGTGTATGTTCCGGCCCAAGGTGGACTGGACGGATACGGCGGGCAGGAAGCATAAGGGCGACCAGCCTGTCCGGACGATCATCACTGTTGCCAATGGTCTTGTCATTCGCGTCTCTCCTGGGCCGTTACCGGAGGGGATGTCGGTCTATCAGAACGCAAAGATCAGTCATCTTCCTGGCCAGTGGTACGGTATCGGGCTGGTACAGAAAAACCGGCCGCAGGTTCACGTCGAGGACACGATTCTCAACATGGTCCTTCAAAACCTTGCCCAGACAGTCAACAAACCCAAGATCGTGATTCCGCAGTATCTCGAATCCGGCCAGTCCCTTGACGATCAGCCTGGCGGGGTGATTCGCGCCAAGATGGGTGCTGATGTGCGCAACATCATGCGTGAGATTCCCATGTCGTCCATTTGGAACGATGCGGCGGGAATCCTGTCGTACATTGCTGGCCGGGAAGAAGGCGTTGGCGGCGCGACGGAATTGAAACAGGGGCGTGTCCCGGATCAAAGCCAGACGGCCACCGCATCGAATATCGCTATTCGTCAGTCCTCAATCCGTTTTGCCTTAGCCATGTCGTGGATCGGTGCAACCTTTTTTCGCTCTGGGGCGCGCAAAGCATACTACTACAACCGGGATTATCTTCAGACTCCCTTTGCGGCTCGCGTTCTTGGCGAAGAAGGACAGAATCAATGGTTCAAGATTCAGAAGACCGATTTTATCAACAATGTCGATTTTGTGTTCCTTGGTCCGCAGGAAATGGAAAGCGAGAATCTGCGGATTGCCCAGTTGCAGAACTTCCTCAAGGTGCTCTCGCCCCTGATGCAGGCTCCGTGGACGGAGGCGCCCATGAAGGAAACCATCATTCTCCTGGCCGACAAATTCAAGATCCCGAACATCGAACGTCTCAAACAGCAAATTGGATATGGCGCCCAACCAGCGCCCGCTCCGCAGCCCCAAGGGGCATCTCCAGGTGGGGGTGCCCCCGCCCCTGTCGGCCGCGCCGACCGCAGACTGGGTTCAGGCGGGCCGCCAACCGATTTCTCCAACATTGCCAAGTCTCTTGGCGGCATGCTGGCCGGCGCAACAAACCCAGGACCACGTTAGGAGACTACCATGCTGGATGCCGAAACCCTCGAAGCCATTGAAAAGGAAAGGCTGTTTCTTGCCTCTAAGGCGCCAGACGAGATTGCCACTCTGTCCAAGACTCTGGAGCGGGAGTTCGTGGCGCTTCAAGGGATCAGGGGAGAGCGCGAGCGTGCCGATGCCATTCACCGCTGGGGCGGCCTGAACCGCCTCCATGCCCTGCGTGCCATCCTGGAAGGATTCCAACCTACGCCCGAACCCGAACCTGCGCCCGAACCCGAACCTACGCCCGAACCCGAACCTACGCCCGAACCCGAACCAAAGTCTGAATCCAAAGGAACCAAGCATGGATCGTAAGAAAAAACAGGCGGATCAACCGCCGCCGCCCGATATGAACAAGGTCATCACCATCGGCCTTCCACTCCCGGAAGTGCTGGAGTACTCTGCCGACGTTTCGATGTCTACCCGCAAGTGCCTGGAAAACATGGCCCAGTACATGATGTCGAAGGGATTCGATCTGCACGAGTTCGCCGAGAAGGGCATTAATGTCGCCGACAACCACAACCGGCTGGCGCAGCGCATGGTCGGGGACTGGCTTCTGGTCTGCGGCTCTGATCATACGTTTGCCCCCGACGCTCTGGAGTTGCTCTGGAAGGCCGCCAACGAGGAACCATATCCCCGAATCATCGGCGCCTGCATTCCCTACCGGAATGAACCCTATGCCTACGTGGCGACCATGCTGGATGAGTATAACCAGCGTCCCTCGGCTCTTTTGCCATTCGTGGATTTTCACCCCGCTCATTGTCTGCGCGGTGTTGGAAGTGCTATCGAAGTTGGCACTGTGGGTTCGGGATTCTGTCTGTACCATCGTTCTGTCTTCGACACGCTGCCCTATCCGTGGTTTCAGTTCAGCACGCGCGGGATACCGGTTCCTGAAGCGGAAAAGGCATTGCGGGATTTCAGTTCTGAACGGTTATTCCCGGAGTTTCTTGAACAACTGGCTGACGGCGACCGGTTTATCAGCGAGCATGAAGTCGGACTTCTGCGCGAGAAGGCAAAGCAGATGCGCCGCGCCCTGGCTCGCGTACGCGCCCCATTTGCCTACGGGCCGGACTACTTTATCAACATGACCGCCAAGGACTACGGCATCAAGAGCTACGTGCATCTTGGTGTGACCGTCTTTCACCTGGCTTTCATGGCGATTCACAATGGATATTACATCGACGCTCTGAGACGTGACAGCGGCGCATGGTGGTCGGCGATGATGAGAACCGATCCTGCTACTGTGCAGAACATTCAGAAGGCGCGTGTTGTCGTCGAATCTCTCAGTCCCATGCGAACCATGAATCCACCCGAACTGATAGCAGACCTTGAACGAAAGGAGAATGGCAATGGGGAGCAAGAAGAAGACCAAACCGATGAAGAAAATGAAGGGCAAAAAGATTCCCCCGGCGATGCAGAGGGCAATGGACAGGGAACTCAAGGAGAAGTGCTGATGACCGAGGTTGCAATATGAAAGTCGCCTGCGTGTCAACTGCCGGTCATCAGTTGGTCCTGAACAACATCGCCCCCGCTTGCGGCTTTCAGTATTTTGACGACATCAATTACATTGGGGTCGCCGAGTTTAACCCCGGCGTGATTTACTTTGGGGGCTGGTTTGTCTCTGAGTACTCTGATTGGGCCCTTCACCGGTCGTTGCTCGGGGACATCCCCAAGGTTATTATTCACTGGTTTGGATCAGATGTGCTCATGGCAAAACGGTGGATGGCGAATGGAGAACGCCGGATGTTTGAGGAGTTGCGTTCTGACCGCTATTGCCATATTCCCCCAAGCGATGAGATCAAAGAAGAACTGGAGAACTGGCTTCAATTGCCGGTGACGGATCCTTTGAATGTCCCCGCGGAGAAGGTGCGGATACCAATCGCCAAGCCGGACAAATTCATGGTGGGATGCTATATGCCCCCCAGTCGGCAGGACTTTTTTCGCATGTCTGTGATCCGCGATGCTATCCCCTTGACCAGAAAAACGGGGATTGTTTTCTACAATTGGCTGCCTCCGACACAAGAGATTGAGTATCAGGCGACATGCCAAAAGCGATATGCCCTGAGTCCCGCAGAGTACGATCAGGTTATTGCCGACACGTCATGCCTTTTGCGGATTCCGATTCACGATGCCTACTCGATTTCGGCGGCAGAATATCTGATGTCTGGCAGACCAGTTGTCAGTGACCGCGATTTGCCGCACTGGCCAGCCTGGATCAAGGGCAAACTCACAAACAAGAAGGTTGCTGCGGCTCTTACGGAAGCACGACATGATGGGGATGTGCCTGAAGACACTGTGAAGTTCTATCAGGATATGTATGATCCGGCTTTGTTCAAGGGCAGGCTCGAAGAGCGCTGTCGGCAACGATGGAAAGGATTCCGCTTTGCCGATTAGCGCTTCAGAGGCTCAGCGCGACTACATCGCTATCCGGCAAACCGGACTTTACCGGCATTTGCTGGAACGGCGGCGCCAGATACGCGATCAGCAACTTGTCTCTCTGGTTCATGCAGCCGTCGCATCAACTGATCCGACGATCCGGGCGATTGCCGCCTCGATCGTGGCAGACAGTTCGCTGTGGCAATATCTAGATTTACTGGAGAATCAGCTTTCGGCGCAAACGCCCCCGGTTTTACCTGAGTCTGAAAAGGCTATTGGGGATTACGACTTGCCGGAGTTTGTGCTTGACGCGCCCCTGGGCGCTGGTGATTATACCCCGTGACGGGAGAGATATGACTGACTTGGAACGCACAAACCTGGACGATGATCCAGGGCCAGTATCCACAGAATCGGCGGAAAATCGTTTGGCCGAACTGATGAAAACGCATGGAGTATCGACCATCGAAGAACTCGATGAGCGTATTGCAGCGGGAAATATCCGCCATCGCGCCTTTGCCAGACAAAGGCTGGAAAACGAACGCCTCCAGCAAGAACTGGAAGAAATCAAAGCGAAAAAGGAAGACGCCGAAGCTGGTATCCCGGATACTGCGGATCCAGCGGTGAAGGCGCTTTCCCGTCAAGTCCGTAAACTCCAGGATCAGATTGCCAAAAACGATTTGCTTGGTGGTGATGAGGACATGGAACCTCTTTATGAAGAAGTTCTTGACAGGTTTCCATACGTAAAACGAATCGCAGATCAGAGCGAGCGGGTCGCAACCGCCAGAACACTCGCCTTGGGACTGAAGGCCGAAAAAGAAAAGTCCGCCGTTCACGGACGTGAATCGTCCACACAGCGAACATTGGCCCGAACCCATGTGGAGCGGGGCGGAGGTGCTTCGCCGCTCATCTCTGGCCGTCCATCCGAAGTGGAGGACTTGGCCAGATACAAGCGCGATCTGAATGCGGCTGGCAGCGACAAGGACGCCAGAGCAAAGATTGATGCGAAGTATCGCCGCCAGTACCCCGATTGGGGCATATAGCGCCGCACGTGGCTACGGGCAGAAAGTTGAGATCGTCCCGTGTCACAAGCCGCAACAAGAACAGATACGCTCACAGCGGCACAGATTACCAAATACCAGTCTGAGTTCCTGAGTTATTTCAAGGAACGGACTTTTCTGAGGCAGTTTGGCCAGCCGGCTCCTGTCCCTGATGGAACCGGCAAGACCGTTGACTGGTACCGGTATCATCCGCTGGCAAAGAAAACGAGCGCAGACTCCGAAGGTCTGACCTCATACACCTATAAATCGTACCTGGGAATGAACATTACGGCCAGTCTCGAAGAGTGGGGCGACCAGGTGTCATTCTCCATGCTTCACTGGCATACCTCACGCGACCGGCATTTGACCAAAGCGGTTGACACCCTCTCGCAACAGGCTGCCGAATCCATCGAAGGCGAGATTCTCAGACAGATTGTCCGCGGCGGGATTTTGCCGTTGCATCCCAAGGCGGTGACTTCTCTGGGCGTCGTCTCTGCTTCATGGCTGGCGCAGAACGTGAAGCTACTTTCTGCGACCTCAACAACTGCAATTCGCTTGTCGAATTCGATGGTCGGACTCTCCGGAAAGGCTGTCAATGACGCCTTTAACGGAGGGTGGATTGTCGTACAACATGGCGCCGGGTATGGTCATGGTTCCCGGATTGCCGATTACGCTTCGGCGAATCTTGTGGTGACTTTGTCGACCGCCTTGCCGGAGACACCCCAGTCTTCGGGGAATACGAATCCAACTCAAGTGACCCTGGTTTCGCCATTCTACGAAGCGCTCACGGCTTCCGAAACCCTCCACGTGGCGCTTTTGCAGAAAGCGCTTGAGATTCTGCGGAAATCCGGCGCCAAACCCTTCGACGATGGCTACTATGCCGGTCTGATGTCGCCGGAAATCGAAACCCAGATGATGTCTGACCGGGTGTGGAAGGAGCAGGCGTACAGGGCTTCTTATGGCAAAGAGCAGGGATACACTGGAGCCAAGCTCGATACGATGATCTGGAACGGCATCCGCTGGTTCCGTATGACTAACGGGCCTCGTTTTGTGACCACGGCCAAGACGATGAACGCGATGTCGCAGACCAGCGGCAATGTGTTTCTGACCATGATTTTGGGTCAGGATTCTTTTGGTGTTCCTGCAATCGAGAGCATGGCCGAACCGGTATTTTCGGTCAAGGTGCCGGCTCCGAATGATCAGAACACCGCGAACCCGCGCAATTCCTTCGGGACCCATGCGTGGAATTTGTGGTGGAAGGTCAAACCTCTGAATGCCAACTTTAACGTGGGAATTTTCTCCTATGCGGCGTAAGTGCACAATCCTCACGGGGGGTCTGGTCTGTTCCAGATCCCCCTTCGGGGAGAGCCAATGACGGTCGATGGTCTGAAAAAGTATCTGGTCTCGATAGCAACCGGCGGACAGGCCAACCCGGCGCTGGATCAAATTGCCCTGGCTGCCATCGAAGCGGGATATGCAGGCGTGTGGGGAGCAGCGGAATGGAAGTTCCGCAGACGCTACTCTGCGGCCAAAAGCACAACGGCGAATCAGGAGTACACGTCACTTTTGGATTCGATTGAATGTGTCACGAGCATCATTCTGGTGGACGGTGGGAACAGCCTGTCGGTCGACCTCAAGGATGAGGACTCGTTTAATTGGGACACCCCTTACCCGCCAGCAGATACTGGCCAGCGCCCCTTTACGGCCAAGATCGTTTTCAATCAGGAGGGCGGGGCTAATGACAAGTGGCGTGTTTATTGGTATCCCGTGCCGGATAAGGTGTACACGATCCGGCTGACGTATCACAAGAAGGCTGACATCAATGATCTTCCGGCTCTGCCCTCTTACATGCTGGACGCAGTGATTGAAGCCTGTTTTGTCAAGATGCAGCGCGCGCCGGATCAGCGGTTTGCGACCGATCAGGTTTATCAGCGTGTTTTGGAACGAGCCATTCTTGCAGACAGAACGACCGGGGGTTATGCCCCAAGATTGGGAGCCGATGTCGGATGGGACGATTCTTCTGTTTCTGGCGGCGGCGGATCTGTTTGGGATCCGCGTTCTGGTTAATGGGATGGGGCATTGTTCTTGTTCTGCTGATGTTCCATGATTCCTATGCCCAGATTCGTGATCTGGTGGGCACGCGGTATGCTGTGCGTGCTTTGCTGGCTGAACCGGCCACCACGTATTTGGCTGACAGCACGCTCAATAAGATGGTGAATATCGCCCACCGGATGACTCTGCGAGAGCTGGGTGATCGTACAATTGTGGGTGTTGATTCGATTGTCACGACGCCGGGACTCACGCGGTACGCGCCTAACAGTGATTTTGCCAGGATTACCGGTGTTGTGCGCAGGAGCACAACAGCAACAGGTGGTATGGATTTTGCACTGGCTTACATTGATCCCGAGCAACTGGGCCGGCTGGGTGTGGGGCCCTACCCCGAACATTATTATCAGAGCGGCAGGTTTCTTGTTTTGGGGCAGTCTCCACAGGGCGGAGACACCCTGGTTGTGTACTACGTGCCCTACGCCCGCAATCTGGACACCGACACGACGCAGTTGCAGGTTGCTCCGGAAGATCATCAGACAGTTGTCTTTCTGGCGGCGGCGCTGGCCACGGCCAGAGACTACAATCAGGTGATGGCGCAGGTCTGGCTCAATCTTTGGACAGTGGGTGTGAGAAAAGAAACGGCTCCAGCGGCGGGACAACCATGAAGTGGACCAGGATGATCATGCTCTTTGTGGCCGGGCTGGCCCTTATTTCCCTGGGAGCCGTCGCCGCCCCGGAACAATTCGTCATCAAGATCGATCAGTGGGCAGGTCTGTCGTCCGATGAGCAATACGCGCCGCAACTGGGGCCGGCGACCGACATGGTGAATTTTGAGATCGGTGTTGCGGGCGGCGCGACCTATCTCAAGCAGCGGCGCGGCATTCGCCGCGTGACCGGCTTTCTTCCTATGAATGTGTACATTCTGGCTGCGGGGATGTACAGTCCGCGAGGTTACACGCAAAGCATCGTGATTGCCGGATCAAACGACAAATTCTACTCGTGCAGCCGTGCCGACACCAATCACATTGTCTGGGCGGAAGTATCCACGTGGAATGGCGACAGCACGCATCCGACCCGGCGCTATACGAATTTCATCCAGTTCAAGGACACGCTGGTCGGAGCGGGGGCGGATTCCATCAATCTGTTTGTGCCCAGAACGGGAGCGACAAACCGCCTGTCGCGGGTTCTCTCATACGCATGGACCTACGGGCGGCTGCTTGTCCATCAAGATCGTGTCTATGCTTACAATGTGGCATACAGCGGGTCCGCCAACGATCAAAAACTGGCATGGATGCCGGAGTTCGATCTGCGGTTTAATTTGCTGGATACCGCTATCGGCAGCGGCTATGTCTATATCGGACGCGATGACGCGGATTTTATGACGAATGTTCTTGCGATGGGCGGCAATCTTGTTGTCTACAAGTCTCACTCGATCTATAACGTTCTGATCGGATCAGAAACGAATAAGCCTGAGCAGATCATCAAAATCACGGATAACGTGGGTGCTCTTTGTTACGATGCGGCATGTTCGTACAATAATATCCACTACTTTGTTTCGGCGGACGGGGTGTTTCAATATGACGGGTCGGCCGTGGCAAAAATTTCGCAAGCCATTGACGGCTGGTTCCGCGATTCGCTTCAGGTTATCAAGACGGTTGAGAGTTCCGCTATTGTGATTCAGGCCGTCGAGAACCGGTTATATGTGGCCTTGCCATTGCGGAGTCCCGCGGATGAGCGCGGCACGGCTGGACTGCGGATTTTTGTCTACGATTTGATGAACAGGATTTGGTGGAAGATGATTCCCAATCCAGTTCCCGACAACAATGTTCATCAATTCCTGCGGTATGATTATCCCGATGGCGTTGCTGTTCCCTTTGGGGGATCGACGACGGACGGTTTTCGCTACCGGTCCCGGCTGATCATGCTGTATGACAGCGCCGTCGGCGCTAATCATTACAACGCTGCCTATATGTTTCCCGGCGATATGAATGCGGGAACAAAGACCTACAACGACAATGGCGGGCGCACGAACCCTTCCTACACGACGGGCTTCGTGCCGGTTCATGGATTGTGGAGCCGCAGCCAGTTGCAGCGTGCAGGCATCTTTGGATCGGGCGATTCCGGAACATCGAGCATCGCTTGCACGGTCAAGGTTGACTGGTATGGAGAGGCCGGCACGATCATCGATAGCACAAAGTTCCCGCTGACTTCCGCGCCGGGGGCCGTGCTCAAGCGGCTGCCGCCGTCCATCTCCGGTCAGATGCTGAAGTTCCGGATTCGCACCAGCGATACGGCGCTGGTGAAAATCAACCTGCTGGAGATTATCGGTTCCCAGAAGGGGCTGGCCAATGACAACTAAGATTGCTGCTATTGTCTTTTTGCTGCTGGCGCTGTCTGGCGTTGTGCTGGCCGATCCCGTGCGTCCCATGCAGCCTTATCCCATCACGTCGAACGAGTCCGGATTTCTTGACCGGCAGATACAGGAGATTTACCAGCGCATTTTGCGTTACGTGGATACGCTGAACCAGTTGCGGCGTGACACGGCGAATGCCGCACTGGCAAGCGCGAGTCTCTATGACGATACGGCCAGTCAGGGATTGTGGAAAGCCACCAAGGCCCGCGACACGGCCAATATCGCCTACGCCCGGATCAATCTCTACGACGACACGGCCAGCTTGGGATTGTGGAATACGGGCAACAATATCACAGTCAGGCGGGTCAATACCGATACCATAAAGTCTCACAACAGCGATGGGGATCTCTATCTGGAGGTTGGCACCGGAATCGTGGTGATTCGGGACTTGAATGATAATGGCCCCGGACAATTGTACTTCCGCGAGAAACCGTCCAACGGAACCAGTTACATCGGTCTTGAGGCTCCGGCCTCTCTCAGCGCAAGCAAGCTCTTTGTTCTTCCGGGTGCGGATGGAAACAGCGGGCAGGTGGTATCGACAAACGGTGTGGGCACTCTGTCATTTACCACGAGAGCTACGCAGGCGGAGATCAACGATTCTCTGCTGACCGTTCGGAACACAGCGAACGCTGCGTACAGCGAGGCATATCTGGCCATGGATACGGCCAGCATTGCTCTTAGGCCAAGAGTCCAGGCGGGGACAGCGGTGCTGCCGGCATCGCAAACCCTCGATACCGTTATCATCAAGAATGCTGCTGGTATCGTTCAGCACTATGTGAACCAGTATACTTATGCCGTGTTCATTACACCGATTGGCTACAATAACGTGGCCGACATCTGGTATGGCCCGACCGGCAATGTGTACGACTCGCTTACTGTTTGCGGGAACCTCACAACCGGCTATTTACTGACCGACTCCTCCTTTGCAGTTCATAAACTTTGGAACGGGACATACGACTTGCGCATCTACTGGATGGTGATGCGGATTCTTTAGGAGAAGGTGACATGCCCAAAGCAGGGATTTCACAGGCAGAGTACGAAGCGCGGGAGCGGTTTAAGAAGAAAAAAGCAGCGGCATCCGGCGCGGCGGCCGAGATTGCTTCTGGGACAGCGTCCGTTCCCAGTGTTGTGCCAGCCGCAAAAACTTCGGGGACGGCAACGGCACTGCCTGCCGGGAATGCCGTGCCGGCCGCTGGGGCAGCCGGAGAGATTGCCACCGGCATAGTGGAACTGACGCCTAAGTCCGGGCTGCCGGAGGCCAAGGGTCTTGATGCGGGCGGTTCGGGGAAACCAGTCATCACCGAGACGACTATGGATACCGGCACCACGCCCGAGAGCCCTCCGCCGGATCTCGAAGCGATAGATGAGGGTCAGGGGGGGAAACCGGTTGCAGTACCAGAATCGGACACCACCCCGCGAGGATACAACTCTATGCTTTGGGGAGAAATCAGGATGCAGCCCCCCAAGCGTTATGAAATTCCCGGCATGGATGCAGAATGGGCATGGTTCTCAGCACCTAATGAATTGCGGAATGATTATGATTTTATGATGCAATGGGATGCTCTGCGGGCTGAAGCTGAATCGTTAGCAAGGGAGGCCCGAAGTCAGGACCTTACAATTCCTGAGATGAGGCGGGGGGGGCTGGCAGATCTTTACCGTAAGCAATTCGCCGATCTTCGAAACCGGCAACAGTCCTTGATTGACAGTTTTTGGACCACCTCAAATGGTCAACCTGGGGACGGCTCAACGATTTATGATCCGGCACGTGAGGATCCGGATCCCAATCCCACAGACCCCGATAGCGAAACGCCAATACCAACTAAAACGCCAGCCCAACTCGCAGCTGATCAGGCTCTCAAAGATGCACTGGCCATGCTGGCGGCAGCCCAGGCCGGTGACCAGGGAACCGGAGCGGCGCAAGCAGCGGTCAATGCTGCAATGAGCCAGTATTTATCGGTGTTTGGTGGTAATGGCGGCGGGAGTGGCTGGACACCACCGGTTCTTTCTGCTGCGGAACGTGAAGCATCGGGCGGCGGGACGACGGCAACCGATCAAACTGGGCTGGTTACAGGTAATGCGACCACGGGTCAATCGGATGCTCAGAGCGCTGCGGATGAAATTGCTGCGGGCAGTCAGCAGCAAACGGCGTTACCGGCAGTGGATCCGCAACAGGAGAAAATAAAGAAGATGGGGGATTTGGGCAGACAGTTACAGGAGGCGGTTGCCAAGGGTGACATGATTGCAGTGGGCAAGATCAATGCAGAAATGACAGCGTCATTGGCTGTGCCCGCAGCGGCAGGAACTCAAATGGCATCAGTGACCGATCCCAATCAGGCGGCGGGCGGCGGTGGAGTTCCTGTTGCTGATGGCGGCAGCACTGGCGGCGGGACGGAGGCGACTACGGCCGGGACCGACTTCGGGGACTTGCTGAACAAGATCAAGAATGGTGTTGGTGTTACTCCAAACGATGTTCCCACGGGACTGACACAGGAGCTTCTTGACAGTATTATGAAACAGTCGCCGGAACTGACGCCGGAGCAGCGGGCGGTGATCGAGCGTGATGCTGATGAAGCGATGGCGTCGGCGTTGTCTGCTCTGTCGGCGCGGGGTATTGGTCTGGGATCTGATGCTGCCAAAGCGCTTGTTTACGGTGAGTTTCAGAAAAAGTCGATGATTGCGGCGGAACAGGCGCGGATTCGCTCAGAGAATACACGGAATGCGCTGGCGGCGGCAGGACTCTCGATCGAGAATTTGAAGAACGCCCAGGGATACTCGATGCAACAGCGGCTGGCTACGCTTCAAGAAACACTCGGCATTGCTGATATCGTTCAGAAACAGCAAGATTCCGCTGCGCGAGCTAACGAGTTCGCCCAAACGTTTGGATTGGATCAGGCGAAGTTTGGAGAAGCTGTTCGCCAGTATGATAAATCATTCGGGCTGGATGAAGCCAAGTTCGAGGAAATTAAGAAACAGTTTGCCGACACGTTTGGTCTGGACACCGAGAAATTCAAGGCGGCGGTTGATCAGTTTGAAAAAACCTTTGGGCTGGATAAAGACAAACTGGCGGAAGCCAAGCGGGAGTTCGAGGCTGAGTACCTCGTGAAGGTTGAGGATCAGGCGTTCATGCATGCGCTTCAGACGGGGCAGTTGAGTCTTGAGGCGATCAGGGTGGATAACAGTCAGCAACTTGCATTGATCCAGGAAGCGAATGACGTTATTCAGAAAACGGCAGACCGTGATTTGGAAGAACGTCTTGGAATCAGCAAGCTGCAACTAACGGCAATGCTCAGTGGCCGGGAAATGGATATCAGCGAAGCGTCTCTTGGTTTGCAGAAATGGATGGCGCAGATGGGATATCAGGTTGATTTGGCCAAAATCGAAGCTGGTCTTCAGGGGCAAATAGATGCCAACCGGCGGGCTGGCGATGCCAATGCGAATGCCGGCATGTGGCAGGCGATAGGTCTCTTTGCGATGCTGCTTCTTTAATGAACGGATGATATTATGACTGGGATTAACATTGCATCGTATCGGACTAAACTGACAGGGCTTTTTCGCCAGCAGAACATTGGTGAACAGCTTAAACAGTCATCCGGGTTTGAAAAGTTCATTGAGATGATCCAGCCGTTTGTGATGCAGAAGAAAAAAACGGCCGCAGAGGAGAAGAAGACCGCCGAGGCCCGCGCCTATGGGGAGCAACGGACGAAGGAAGCGCGTGAGTATGAGGAGCAAGTGACACGGGGCAGCGAGCAGCGGGCAGAGAATCGCCGGAGTGATCAATCGCTTGATCAGGCTGCGCTGGAAGGTGAAAACCGGAAATTACTTGGGCAAGTCCATGACCAGCGTGACGCATTGGTCGACCAGTTTTGGCAGGCGCAAACTTCAGCGGAGCGCAGGCCGATTATGGGCAGGATTCGCTCTCTCGATGCACGGGCCGAGAATCTTGGAGGCAAGGCTATTGGTGATCAGATATTGAAAGACGTGTCGGCGTTCGAGGAAAAGACCCCAACCCCAGCAGGTGAAAAAGCCCCGGTTGTCAAACCAAGTGCCCAGCGGTTTATCGACATGCTTGATCAATGGGGCGCTGAACAGGGGCGCACTCCACAAGAGAAATTTGCCGCCAGCGGTCTTGCGGCTGCCGCCGAAACCAATGGGCTGACGGTTCAAGAAGTGAATGACATCTTGGCACTTGTGCAGCCACCAGAAGCCGAGGCTGCTCCCGGTGGTATCCAATCCGGGGATTTGCTTTCGCCAGAGGCGGGGAAACAAGCCGCCGGGACAATGGAGAAACTGACGCAGCGCAGTCAGTTGAGCGATTTTGAAGCAGCATCGGATACGACGGGTGCTGTCACTCTTGGTATGGGTGCAACGCAACTACCGGTATCTGTGCCGGAGTCGCTAATTCCTGAAGGCGCCACCACGACCAAAGAAGGTTCGGCGATGATGAACGAATACTACGCCGAACTCAAGAAAAAGAAGATGCTTTGGGATGCTGAGGGAAACAAAAAGCGCAGCGATAACAATATCAGTGACCCGATTGTCCGCAGCAACATTTTCCGGGCAGTCGAGAGGCGGTTCAAGCCCAAGGCAGTTGATGCAATCGTGTCCGGGGATTCATCGAGTGAGGATTGGATGAATGAACCTGCTGAGGATTCTGTTTCTGTGTTGTCGCCAGAGTTGAAGACGGAGATGGACCGGCCGAGTGAAGATCGTCTTCGCTCTGCGGTTGAAGGGATTCGGAATTCGGGCTTTACGGCTCAAGATGTTCAGGCTAATCGTGGAATGTGGACGATTCGGCTTGGTCAGTTGGGTCTGACCGTTGATGAGATTATCAAGGAATTAGAGGCTGGAGTAACTACTCCTGTTCAAGTGCCATAGCCATGCCAACTCGTGTTGATCCATACGATTTCTCAGATATGCCTGTGTCCATCTATGATTTTAAGGACATGCCTCGCGGGTTGCCGTCTTCGTCTCGTCTGAACGATCCGGTTGGACGAGCATTGATCGAAAGCGGGTTGATGACGGCGGAAGACGTTGACCCTTTCAATGCGGCTGCATTTACGCCAGAGCCAGCATCAAGTACGTCGGTTGCGGGAGTGAGGACAGAATCGCCAGCGGTTGTACCAAGCACAGAAACGCCGCAAGAAAACCCATTCCAGATGTTCATGCAGAAGATGAGCGAACTGAATCTGAATCCGCATGTTGCACGATCGGGGCTTGCGGGTCCGGTGGCGGCACTGGGCACTGCCGCAGAAGTGGTGTCTGGCACAGTGGGGCAATTCAGGCAAAAGGCCACTGCCGATATGTCTCTGGCCGAAACCGGATTTGGACTGATAAAGAACGCCGCGGCGGGCCTGATGGATATGTACCCGGCGCTGGCCCAACTTCCAGAGGCTATGCTGCGAGATCCATCGGGCACGATGGAGGCATTGCTGGAGTTTGTGCCCCATCAGGCAATGCTTCTCTGGAAAGCATCAGTTCCGGCAGGGACAAAAGAGGAGCAGGAACAAAAGCGCTTGGCCCAGAACGCTCTCTTTGAAGACCCATTGGGGGCGGTTTTCGCAGCGCTAATCGTAGGTGGCTTGACCCATGTTTCAGTCAAAACCATCAAAAAGTACAAGGCGGCATCGGCAATAGCGAAGTTTGAAGTAGCCGAAGCGAAAGCCTTTGCCGAAGCCGAAGCGAAAGCCTTTGCCGAAGCCGAAGCGAAAGCCTTTGCCGAAGCCGAAGCGAAAGCCTTTGCCGAAGCTACTGGGACAGACATCTACGGTGATATTGCTAAATCAAGGGCAGAACCCGCCCCCCCCCCCAATGTGCCTACTAGGAGCTTGACGACCAGTGTAGAGACGCCTCCGCCGTCTGGCCAGCCAATTACAGACCCATCTCGTTTGATTGGCATGGCTGGAACGAAGGGCGAGGTGGCTGGGCCTGTAGGGGAGGGGCAGTTCTTCACGAAACCGAAGCTCTATGGCCGGGGCCGGATCCCCGAAGAAAGGGCCGTGGAGAGTGCTCAGTACGGTGGGCCGGAGTTTTCGGAGACGGCAGGTCCGCTTGGTGGCGAATCCCGTTTTTTTGAAGGCGATGTACCCCCGCGGACGATGGGAACCGCTCCTGAAGGCAATTTTATGGATTTCATTGCCCGGTTGAAGGGGGCGAACGGCTATGATGTTACTTCGGGGAAACCACCGAAACCACCGCGTTATCAGCCGTTTCTCAGGTCTGGGCAGTTTACTGAATCGAAGATTTTGGATGAGAAGTTCAAGGCGGCAAATGAACCGTCGATTTTGGAATCGGCGCATCCGCATACTGTTGTTCCAGAAATTTCCGCTACGCCTGCTGGTGTTGCCGAAATTGATGTTCAGGGATGGATGAAAAGGCGAATCGCCAGACAACAGCGTATCTTTGCGGTTATGACTCAGTTTGGCAAGCGTCTGACGATTCCAGAGGCAAAGGCGGCGGTTGCGGAATTGCAGGCAATGAACATGGAGGCTAACCAGTACGCTGGTAATATCGGTGAGGATTTTCGGGGGGTTGGTTCTTTGTTACAGCGCCCTGGACCTGGTCCCGCTTTGCAACGGAAATGGACTGGCACCAAAGTGTTCACTATGGAAGAATGGATGGCCCGGCCGGAAGTGCGGGCATTGTACATCAAGATGGGGCAAGCACTTGAAGATGCTGGTGTGACCATGTTGAAGGCCGATGGTACGACTGTCCCCTTCAAAATGAGTGAAGATTTCCTTCGCACTGGTCCCCAGCGCTGGAAGCTGGACATCCTTGAGAAGATTTGGGATGATGTTGGTGGGGCTGTGGACGCCGCACGAGGCGCAGCTAAGACCCAAGGTCAGAGTGGGAACATTGCTTGGATCGACAATTACCTGAACAAAACGTCTGAAGACCTCAAGTCGATGAAGCAATCTACGCAAGATGCTGTGAAGGCTCTCATTGACGCGAAGGCAGCAAAAACGACAGGGCAAGCGTTGAGAATGCTGGCGGATGAATCATCGAATCAGATGTTCCGGCGAACGGGTGTTGAGTTTCCGCGCACAAGGAGAATGCCCGACTATTTTCTTGAGACAAATCCTGCCATTCTTACGGGTCGTTACATTGGAGAGTGGTCGAGGACGTTAGCTGAGGTCAATCACTTTGGACCTGCACGAGGGCGTTTGGCAGACATCATTGCCCGTGTTGAAAAAGCTGATCCCAGAGAAGGGGCTATGCTTCGGGACCTGTCTGATGTGATGATGGGAGTTGTGGATCGCAGCCATCCAATCAGCTATGGGGCTCATAAGGCGTCAAGGATTTGGGCTAATGCGACTTATGGTGTGAAGATTGGTGCGGGCTGGGCACCAATGATTCAGGTGACACAACCGTTGATTTCGATAATCCCGGATGCGGGGCTGGTCCGCGTAGCACAGGGAACTTGGAAAGCCCTGCACCCAGTAGAGCGTGCCTTGCTACGGAGAACTGGAACAGTTGGGACATCGGCTTTCCGCAAGATGATGGGCAGCTATGGTTCTGCCGGGCCGTGGTCTTACATCCCGACGACTCAGTTTTTTAGCTTTGCAAACCGGGCCCTGGATTATGTGACTGGTGCGACTGGCGAGGTCTTTGCCCGTGATCTCCACCGAATCGCCAATCTTTCCGATGATGTGCTGGCAACTCCAATTGGCAAACTGCGCCGGGATTGGGCACGAACGAAATTGCAAGAGCGATTTGGGATGGATTACACCAAGGCTATCGAACAGTCAGATTTTATCAAGATAACTCAGAAATATGCCAATGAGTTACAACTCCATCCCGATGCTGCTGTTGAACCGAAGTTTTTGAACATGCCGAATACGCGCTGGCTGGGGGTTCTCAAGCGATTTGTGTACAAGCAGACAATTCTCTCGCGTGACATGATCTGGAATGAGATCAAAAAGGGGAACGTTTTTCCTCTTGCTCGCCTGGCGGCCGGTGGTCTTCTTGGTGGAGATATTGCACTGAGAGCGAAAGATAAGGTGCAGGAGATGATTTCAGGCAAACACAAGTTCCGGGATGACGATCCTTTCTGGCAGCAAATTCCGAATCGCTATGCGGTGATCGGGACGCTGGGAATGATTTCAGACCTTGGCTGGATCGACGAAGACAACCCGGCGCTGGTGCTGCCAAAAATCTACGAGGGGGCGGCATTCGAGATTACACCGGTTCTTTTGAGTGACATTACTCGTGGCGGGAGTATTCTTTTTCAAGAGGCCGCACGAGGCGGGAAGGAGCTTTTTGGCAGCGAAAAACAAAAAGCGGAACTCGATTGGAAGAACCATCTTGGGGAACTGGGATCGGATGCAGTTGCAGTATTGGGCACCTTTGGTTATCAGGCATCAAGCCAGATGCGAAGCGACAAGACCGAATCCGCCCAAAGCGAGTACGTCTATAAGCAGCGTCTTTCTGCGGCCCGCCGCGCCTATTGGGGCGGGAACAAAGCCAAGGCATACCGGATTCGTGACGAGTGGAACAAGTATAGACACCAATATCCGATGCTCAATGATCAGAAACGCATGGCTGCCGGGCGCAAAATCACAGACGAGGCCATTTCAGACATTCGTGTAAAAGAGACGTATCAGTAGGAGACAGCACATGACGAAAGAGAAGAGCAACGGGGTGTGGAAGTGGGTGGCAGGGATCCTGGGGCCAGCGGCAGTCACGGTGGGGCTTTTGATGTACACCGGGACACAGGCCAGAATCAGCGAGGGCAACGTTGCCATTCTCGAAGCGCTCAAAGAAGTGAAGGTACAGGTCAACTTGCACGATTCGTCGATCTCCCGGCTGAACACGATCGGGGCTGTTGACAACCAGTGGCAGCAAATGATCGAAAAGAAGATTGACCTTTTGCTGCGGCACAATCAGATTCCAGAGTATCTGTGGCCGTCGATCCCGGCGGACACAACAGGAGGACAGTGATGCTCAAGACACTTCTACAGGATAAGACCACGGCGCTCATTGCGATTGTCGCCATGATCTGCGGGACAGCACTGGTGATTTTCGGCAAGCTGGCCGTGAATGAGGACATGATTTTGAAGGCACTGGCATTCGTGTTCGGCGGGCCGCTGGTATCGAGCGGACTCAACAAGATTTACAACTCGACGCCATCAGAGCCACCGGCACAGCCATGATCGATGCCAGCAAGCTCATGCCCGGCGACGTGATCCTGACCTACGGGGAGTTCCGCTGGTGGCCGCCGAAGTACTGGTTGCTGCCGATCTTCTATGCGGCGATTCACAAGTACCAGAAAGCCAAGTGGGGGCCACAGAGCGATTACAAGCCGACGCATGTACGTGTAGTGCTGGCTCCAGGGTTCTTCGAGGTCACGTATCCCAAGGCGAGATTTGGGTACATGGCAGAGGTCAAGGGGCGATACAAGGTATGCCGATACCGTGGTGACCTGAACGAGAATGCTCTGTACGCCAAGGCGTATGCCCTTGTGGGGTCGGCATACGACATGGGCGACAATCTGGACTTCGGTTTGTCGGCACTTCTGGGATTTCTAACGCGCAACTTTCGGGTCTTTGGAGATCGGGCAAAGAAGTATTTTGTGTGCGGTACGGGGGCCGCCGAAGTGCTAACCAACGGCGGGGCGAAGTTTACAATGCAAGCGATTGATCCGGCCTACTTTGTGAACATGCCGGATTGGGCAGTGGTTCAGGAAGGAGAAGCGGATCAGGTATCAAGCCTATATTCGCAAACTGGCTCAGGCTCTGAGAACCGAACTCTTCCTTGGGGAATATGCGCTGGACATTGTTTTCTTCAAGGGAGCTATACCGGATTACGAGAATGCTGCGGCGACTTGCGATGTGGACAATACCTATCTTGACATCACCGTAAAAGTGGCTGGCATAGTGCAAAAACACTGGAGAAATAAGCACTACTGGACGATCTGCAACATTTTGTGCCATGAACTGTGCCATGCTCTGACGGACCCTCTTTATCATTGTTCAATTCAGCGGATTCCTGACAAGAAAATAGGAGCATGGGGACTGGTCAATAACGAATGGGAGCGCGTACGGGAACGCCAGACACAGCGAATCACCAATGTCGTGATGGCTCTTTTGCCAAAATCATTTTACTGGCCTGCTACTGTAGGAAATGTTAAGACGGGTCCAAAACCAGTTCATCGAGGAGGAAAAACATGAAACGAATTGGTGCAATTCTCATTCTGTGCCTGTTGCCCTCACTGGCGCTGGCGCAGTACTACACGCCGGTTCCGGCGGAGGAGTCAAAGATTGCTGTCAACTCGACGGTGATTACCATCGTCCGGGGGCCGCACGCTGGGGATCTCTGGCTGGACGCCGGGGTGTCCTACCGGATACTCAGGATCGGATCGGCGCACGTGGCCGTTCTGGCGCGGGCGCTCAGGATCGAAGGACAGCCGCCAGCATCATTCGGCTTGTCCGGGCTGTGGATCGAGCACAATATCCTGGGCTGGGACCGGCTGGACATGATCTATGAAGTCGGCGGCGCGAACAAGATCGCCGCTGGGGATGCTGGCGACAAGGACTGGGGGCTGATTACCGGGGTTGCGGCGAATTTGCACATCTCGGATCAGTCGATGGTGTTCCTCGGCGCCAAGGTCTTTCAGAACGAGCCGGGGAAGATCGAGTCGGCAGGCGTGGGGCTGGGATTTGCGCTCTACTGCGATGAATGGCTGGGCAAGCTCTGGCCGGGGAGTCATCCATGACTCCAGACTCTATTCGCGCAATTGTCATGGCAGTGCTGATGTCGCTGGGCGTTGATACGACATCAATAACCAATCGTGTGTCAACGTCTTACCTCGTGGCAGATTCCATCAGAAGGACAGAATGGAAAAGCGACTACGTAGTGCCGGCCGATTCTTGTGTGGCAATTCAAGACAGGATGAAACTGAGGCAGCAGTGGTATCTCCACACGATCCCTCTAAACAGGGGGCATATCGTCAGAATCGACACGACAGAAGCTCCTCCGATGCCAATACCAGTCGTGATCCCCGACTTTCGCGTTTTCGACACGGTGTGGAGTTGTGATGAATAAACTTCTGAGGTTTTGCGTGGTGGCCGCTCTGCTGTTATACAGCGGGGCGGCATGGGCTGCCCCGGTTCCGACCGGAGCCGCATCCTGGTATGACTCGGCGACCAGCAAGATTCATCAGGCATTCGGACCAATGGGGGCGCCGGTCCTCAATTACCAGAACCCTGACGGCAGGTGGTCATCCTACAAGGACGAATGGGTGCTGGCCGGCCAGTCAAAAGTATGGCGGTCGGACAATGGCCGGGACGCCGTTTACACCGATTCCACGGGAGCCTTTTATGTGCGCCGCGACATGCACTGGCTCGGCATCAGACCGCCTCAGCTGGTCAAGTTCAACACGCTGGACTCCAGCTACAACGTCCTGGCGGCTGCCGATCCCGACAGCGTGACGGCAGCCGGTAACGTCGTGACATTTTGGGGGATTTTCTACGGCGCCAACCTGCGGGCGCGCAACAATCCGAAGATTCTCCAGCTGAGCAAACTGGAATGGGAGTTCACGCAGGCGGCGCGTGATTCGCTCGCCAAACTGACGCCTTGGGCCAACCGGCTGCTTGCGACCGTGCATCGCATTGACGCCGATTCGCTCGGAGTGGCGGCATGGCGCGACCGGCAGGGAGAATTTACACAGACAGCTAGCGGCCGCATGACATCGGGCTGGTTCGATCTTCGTAGCGGCAATGAGCGCATCTGGGTGTTGCCACCGTCCATCATCACCATGGCGGACACAGTGACGGCGATTCCTGTCTGGAAGCGCGTGGCGCTGATCGGCGGCAATCCGTTTTTCTTTGAGGCGTTCAGCCCGGCGCAAACGGCGGCTCTGCCTCCCGGCTCTTTGTATCACGATGTAAAATTCGGGCACGATACCGGAACCGTTTCAGGTGGTGCGAACATTGAAGGTGTTCCCTACGGAATAAAGGCCAGTCCGCCAACATCGGGAACGGTGGACAGCATGGCCGCGATGCTGGACTGCGGCATTGCGGATCATAACGTCACTCCCTCATTGCGCAATTGGGGGGCATGGACACTGGTCACGGGCGGATGCGCGACGGAAAAACTGATCCCTTTCGGGGTCAATGACACCTGGTACACCTTCACGGGGATGAGCGCCGCTGTTACAGCGGGCACGAATTACTGGCTCAATATATGGGGTAATGTCACCGGAGGAACAGTCAGTCTCAATAAGGGCGCAAGCGTGGCCGATTCATCAATGTCGGATATTGGCGACACATATACATCGGCGTGTCCGGCGCTGACAGGCACTTTTGTCGGTGCAAAGGACTGGTGGCTGATTTACTGTTTCTATACGGTGAATGCCGGCGAGCCAGTCACATTCGGATACGATGGCGATGCGGCCAATGTCTACAGTTTGCTGGAGCGTATGGATGCCTCACGATTCACGCCTGAATACAGCGGTGTGGTGGACAGCATTGGTGCGTGGGTGTTAGCTGACGCCACCCAGACGTTTGCCTGTGCGATTTATCCGTGGCGAGGCACGGCGGCGATTGATTCGGCTCCCCGCTTCACCCATGGCACAACAACCCACACGCGGAAAATCACGGCATCGTACCTGAATGCCAGCATCACGGCAGGCACGTGGTACGCGATCTGTATTCAGGCGTCGGGAGTCAACTCGTATTGGATTTATGCGACCACTGGACTCGCAGATACGGACAGTGCGTCGGGAGTTACTCACACATACGGGTCTTGGCCATCATCACCATCATGGCCGGCAACTGCCGGGTACCGCCGAAACTCTGTTTTTGCAATCTATCATATACCGGCAGGGGGGGCCGCCGTTTCTGGCAGGCGGCGGAGACAGCAGGTTGGATCGGCAGATTCTGTGGAGTATCGCACAATCATCGTGGAGGGTGGACGCTACGCAGATGTGCCCAGCAGCAAGACCGATTCGGTCAGAATTGCATGGGGGATACAATGAAGCGGATTCTGGTGTTGCTGGCGGTGGCGCTGTGCGTGGCGGGAAGTGCGCGGGCGCAAATTGTCCGGAATGCCACAACAGGTTTGACTCCGGCGGACAGTCTGCTGCCGATTATCATTCAACTGTGGGACTCGGCGGGGTATAACACGGTAGCCATCGACACGACTTTGGACTCCGCCTACATTATCATCCACTACCCGAACGGCGATTCTTGTTACAGCGACAACTTCGCGCTGGACGTATCAAGCGAAGGCGGCAAGGTTGATCTGGTGCGGCGGTACGGGTCTGTCATTGCCGCGAGTTACACTGACCAGATTTCCAACATCGACGGCATAGGGCGCATGGGGAATTACAGTTACATCGTGGTCGCCCGTGATTCATCGTTGAAGCTCAGCAACCCGCCCTTTGGAATCCGGGGCACGTTCCAGGTGCTGGACACATTACTGAATACGGCCCTGGCCCGGCTGGACGCGGCGGTCAGCAGCCGGTGGGCTGCTTCTGACAGCGCAAACGCCTCGGCCAGCGCCGCCAACAAGACGTGGGGAACATCATTCGGCGCGGCCTTTACCGCTGGTTCGATGGGTGATTCCCTTAACAATCCTACCTATGTGACCAACAATGATTCTGCCTACGTGAAGGGGAACATTGCTGGGACGGTGGCGCAAGTTAATTATGTGGGTTCTAATGCGATTCAGTCCTCATCGTTTCAAACGGGGGCGATCACTAGTGCTTCAATTGCTGATGCCGCAATCGACTCCGCCACATTTGCCAATGACGCTAAAAAGATGATCGCTATTCGTGCGGATTCCGGGACGGCGAAAACGCTTGCCGCTTCTCAAACGTTCAACATGACGGGGAATATCACGGGGAATCTGTCCGGATCGGTGGGATCAGTGACGAATGACGTGGGAGTTAAATCCCCGGACACAATCGCGGTAGTTCTCAATGTCAACAACATCGCCTCGACCGACACGATTACGACTGTCCTGGGCAATGTGAACGGATCGGTGGCGAGCGTCACGGCGAAAACAGGATACTCTCTTTCGGATGCCGCCTACGGGGTGGCTGCTGATTCTCTGGCGAAACATTCGGCTAATGCGTCTCTACCGGACACGACTGTTGGCGGTGCTCTCCGCGAACTGCATGATTCACTCGACACACAGACATGGGCTTCGACTGGGAGCGCTTCCAGCATCGACTCGCTGATGATCCGGCGCTGGGTATGGGACAGCACATCCGGCAAGTACATTCAGGGGGGCGTGCTCTATAAACGGACGGCAGACTCGGTGTATCTGGCCAACATCAAAGCCGCTGACACGGTCAGTCTGGTTACGCTGGCCACGACGACAACGAGTGTCACCAATGACGTAGGAGTCAAAGCCGACGACACGGTCCTCTACGTCCGGCATGTGGATACCGTGCTCTATGTGGCAGTCGCGGGCACAGCCAACAGCGTCAACATCAAACCCGATGACACGGTGTTGTATGTGCGTCATGTTGATTCAGTCATCACAAGCCCATCGGGAACGGGGCTGGATTCAGCGACTACCAGCCGGATTATTGGCCGCAAAGCGTGGGGCATTGCGGCGGGCAATGGTTCTGATTCTGTGGCGGCCACTCTGCGTTACATTGCCAATCCGGGCGGATCATCTGCGGGAACGGGCGACAAACCGGAAAGTCTTTATGTCGTCGATACGTCTGGAGCTGACACACGAATTTCCGGGGCAAAGATCACGCTTCAAAATAGTGCGATGACGCTGACCAGCCCTTTTATTCTGACAACAAATGCCTCCGGGTATGCGATTTTCAACACAGATGCTTCCACCACGTACAAGGCGCTTGCCGACTACGGCGGCTATCTTTTCCCACTGCGTACCTTTACGACGTCTGCCGGGGCAACTGCTGGGATGGATTCGATTCCTGGTTACGATCTTGTTCCGGGTGCAACATCTCCCGGCACGCAGAAGACGACACTTTACGACACACCGCGGGATGCTGGAGGCAATACCCTGCCTTATGCCACAGTCACCATTACGTTAGTAGGAAGCATGGGAGCGTATACCAGCACAACCGCCATTGTGCCGGGCCGGATTGTTGCGAGGGCTAATTCATCGGGTTTGTGGGAAGCGTCAATTTACGGCAACGATTCATTGTATGTTGGAGGCGTCGGATCGACAACAAGTTACGATATCAAGATCGAACACTCGAACCTGGTTCAGCCGGTCACGTACCAGCAGATATTTGTCCCGGCTAACGGAGCAACAACAACACTGTTAAGTCTGCTTCCATAGGAGGCGCAATGCCAAAGGGATACGAGCGAATGAGAGATGCCTTTATTGAAAAAGGAATGAGTGAAGACGCTGCCAAGACAAAGGCCGCGAAGATTTGGAACGCAAAACATTCCAAAAACCCGGTCACCCGGAAAAAACACAAATGAGCTACGATCTGCGCCAGTTCGACGACTTGCTGAGACGGCGCCTTCAGCATCACGCGGCCAGCGGTTTGCCGCTGTACTCTGATTCGGCGGTTGTCTTGCTGTTAGGCACAGCGGCCCATGAGAGCGGATTCGGCACATTTCTGCGGCAAGTTAATGGCCCAGCGCTTGGGATCTTTCAGATTGAACCGCCGACCTTCGAATGGCTGCGGGGGAAATACGAGGACCAGTTCCCGCGATTGCTGGGAGTAACGGCTGATCAATTGGAGTGGGACCTGGACTTGTCGATTCTGGTGGCGCGGCTGCGATATTACGTTGCTCCCCCGCCACTTCCCGATCCGACCGATCTGGAGGATATGGCCGCGTACTGGTTTGAGCACTACAATTGTAGCGGTGTCGAAGCCCGGCGGCAACAGTTCATGCTCGACTGGAAGCGGTATGGGCTGCCATGGGAAACCCATATTGATGTCTGATTCGAGTCCTGCCCCCCAGATGTCATTCTGCAAAGAGAACGGCCCAGCTGTAACTGGACCGTCCGAAAACTGAATCAACACCGCCAAAAGGGATAGGAGGGCGATTCTCTTTGAATCTAAGTCGAGGCCCACCAGCGGTCAAGCTTTATTTCGCATAGCAACCCGCGTGCCGGATTGCCGGATGCCGGCCGGATTTATTTTCAGACGGGGTGAAGATTTTCCTTGCACACGTGTATAGACACTCGTATAAATGACGACAAGGAGAATGAGGACACATGCCAAAACACCATGAACATGAAATCGAGGCCCCATCGAAATTGTGGGCATGGTTGCGAACCCACACGATGCCAAATTGGAGACGCATTCTCTGGCGTGATGTTGCTGTTGCCAGCAACATGAGTCATGGCACACTCTACGCAATCGCCAAGGGTCAAGAGCCGACCGCGGAGCAAAAAGACGCGATTCTCGCGGGGCTGCGGTCGATGGGATTGGACGTCAAAGAAAAGGATCTGTGGTGATCAATACTTTAGGCTGCGTGGATTCCTGCGTTTTCACTGCGGCCGAACGGGCGCGGGGTTTGAGGCCCCTCCTTTTCCCCGCGTCCCAAAACACCCCCGGAGCTCACATGGAAGAGCAGCGGCTTTCTAAGCCGATGGCAGCGGGTTCGATTCCCACCGGGGGTTCAGTTTTCGTCCTTCGCAGCGCTACTCCGGGTAGCGCACATGCGATGGTCCAGCCGGGCGCGCCCGCACTGGTGCGCCCGGCCCCCAGGAATTCAGCGGAAACAACGGATACAACCCTAACCAGAAGGAGACATCATGAATGAGAATGCGGTTCCCACCGAGCCAGTCGGGCCAATTAAGAAGAAATCTATTATCGAACAATTCACCGAGGAAATTGCAGTGCGGAGCGTGCTGCTGGAACGAACGATAGCTCTCCACGAGTACCTCACGACTCAGCCAGAACTCGTCGCCAAACTGGAGGAACTGGGCGCAGACATCTATCTCTGACCCCTGAAGCCTGACGTGGCAGAAATCCTCCAGATCATGGCAAAGTGGGGGCTTGCATGAATAACCTGAACCCTAAGATGGAGGGTATGCCACCGGACACAATCACGCTTGGATCATCGGTGGGCCGTGTGCCAAAGGCCATCAGGATCAAATCGCCGGAGTTGAGCCCCCGGCAACAAGCGCCAGCGGTCGCGGGCGAAGTCACCGCATAGGATAGCGTACTGACGACAAACAACCCGGCGGGCGGGGAGCCGTAGGAACCGGCGATAGCAAATGACACCGAATCTGCCCCGCTTGCCGGGGAATCGAAAAGGAGGATGGATGAGGCAACTCGAAATTGAAGTGTCGGCTGAGACTGGCGGATTCCGAATCATCTGCCAGGTCGTCGATTACAACCTCGACAAGGCGATCATCGCTACCAGCGGAGCCGTCTGCTCCACCTACTCGCAGATCTCAACGCGCATCAAGGCTCTGGTCACGGTGGCGCAGGAGCACATGCAGCCAATCGACCCGAAGTAATCCACGCGGCACTATTGCCGCAAACAGGAGGGCTATGCCGAAAACGAACGAAGCGAAAATCGAGCCGGAAGTTGCGCCAATGCCCGAGATTACCATCGAATCCAAGAAGGAGCCGACAAAAACGCCGATCATCAAGTCCAAGCGCTGGCTACGCTATGATTTCAAGCAGAATGAGATCGTTGACCAGAGTAAGGCACTCGCACAGAACATCGAGCGAGTTGCGACCCTCGACTCTGAACTCGACAGCATCAAGGCCACCTATAAGGCCAAGATCGGATCGGCCGAGAGTCACATCACTTTGCTTTCGCAGGCCGTAAACAAGGGCTACGAAATGCGGGACATCGAATGCATTACCGAAATGCACGCGCCGAAGAATGGCTGGAAGACCACCAGCCGCGTCGATACGGGCGAAATTGTTGAGACTGAAAAAATGGATGCTCACGAGATGCAGGAACAACTGCCGCTTGGTGGCGATGCGGATGATGATGATGACGATGGCTCAGAAAGTGAAGGCGAATGATGCGAACTCTCACCAGACCCGAAAGCGCGGTCCTCGCGTGCGTCCCGGAATCGACACGCGCCGCATTCATGCGATCCGGGACTGTCAAGCAGGGGGCCGCAGATAGACATAAATACCACCCCGCAACCGTCGAGGCCGTCTGGTTACGCCTGATTGCGAGCGGTCTCATCGAAGAGACCGTGGGTTTCTGCCGCCGGACGGCGGATGGCGACATGGCGTTGGAACCACAAGGAATAAACGTATGACCACGCTCAGACTCGCGCATAATCATACGATCTGTCACTGCCAGAGTTGCGAGCGGCTGAACCGGTCACATGTTCGGCAAGTGGTGGCGATTTATCTGCCCCGTGCGATCGCGGCGTTGTTCGGCGGGTTCATCCTCTACCACCTGATCCGCTGGATGGTGGCGGGGTTTCCGGGCTTGCTCAGAATTGGAGGAATGTGATGAGAGACGCATACGATCAGACAGTCAATGCCATTTCGGCGGGTGCTTCCGAACTCGCCGATCGAATCCGAGAGTTGGAATCCGAGGTCGCCGAATTGAAGTCGGACAACGATTCCCTCATAAAGATGGTTGCGACCTTGCAGGATGATCTGAAGGACGCGATTGAGGCGCTGGACAATAAAGCCGCCAGTGCGGTGAAAGAATGAACGAAGCCCTGACGTGTTACTCGCCGAGGCTTCTGCCAGTTCGGAGGGCAAATGACTAAACAGGCGCTTGCGATCTGTCGTGTTGCTAAACGTCACGGTTACGTTCTCGAACAAGAACAGCCAGAGATCAGATTATTGATTTTCAGCAAGGGCAGTGTTCAGGTGAACGTCTACTGGACACGCATGACCGTTTCTACATGCCTCAGACATCCTACGCTGGGAAAGACGCAATTGTTTCGACGTGAGGTTTCGCTGACGTTGCTGGACAAAATTTTCGAGAACCCACGAGTCCATACGGATAAGGGATATCGAAAGAAACGAAGCCCCGGCCAGCACTCAGTGACCGGGGCCACAACGCAAGAACAACCGAAAGGAAGATACTCATGGGAACAGATCAGTCAACAGAAAAAACGTGGGGGGAACGAGTCGATTCATTGTGTGACAGCTATCTCCAGAATGGCCGGGAGGAGGAGCGTCTAAGAATCTCGGAGTGGCTTCTGGCTTGCGGCCAAGGGGACTTGGCCCGGCGAATCCACGATGGGGAACATTTGAGATATGGGTTTCCGTTGATCGCGGCGGAGAACCAGGTCGTGCATGAGGGGGACGGATTCCCCGATCCGCCGGATCCCGGCATGTCGGATGAGGGGCAAGAAGCGGACAGAGAGGCGGCACACCATGACGCGTGAGGAATGGCTGGTGGAGCGCCGCAAAGGGATCGGGGCAAGTGACGCTGCGGCGGTTCTCGGTCTAAATCCCTATATGGGGCCGGTCGCCGTCTACAATGACAAGATCGGGATCGGCTCGGAAGTTGTCGAAACGGAAGCCATGAAGTGGGGCCGGAAGTTGGAACCGTTCGTGGCCGATGCGTTCATGGATCGTCACCCGGAATACCGGCTGGTCACGCCCCCTGAATATCACATGGTGTGGCATCCCCAGTTGAAATTCATTTTCTGCACGCCGGACCGGTTCCTTGATCCGATCAACGGCGCTCCTGCTGCGGGGTTGCAATTGAAAACAGTGGGTGGCTACGCCATTCGCCACTGGCCGGAAGATAATATGCCAGACCGGTATCTGGTTCAGTGCATCCATGAGAATGCCTGTAATCCAGAGCGGAGCGTTTGGTTTCTTGATGCGCTGGTTGGCGGCCAGGCTGAGCGCGAATATCGGATCGAGCGCGACCTGGCGCTGGAGCATGAAATACTCCGTCGGCTCTCGGCCTTTTGGGAGGACCATGTAATTGCCCGTGTTCCGCCGCCATTGGATTCGACACCGGCGAGTGACCGGCTGCTGAAGCATCTGTACCCGGCTGCGGGGCAATTTGTTCGACAGGCCACAGCACGGGAGGCCGCCCTCTTGGATGAATTCCGCGAACTGAGAATTCGGTATTCGGGAGTCGAGGAAGCCTATGATGCGATCGAGAACCGGGTCAAAGAACTGATCGGCACTGACAAGGGCCTGGACTGGATTGGCGGCCGGGTCCTGTGGGGGTCTGTCAGCGGTCGCAGAAGGACGAATTGGAAAGCTGTGGCCGATGCATTGAACGCGCCCGCAGAGGTCGTCGAGGCGCACACTGAAGTATCGGCGCCGTTGCGCCGGTTCACCGTGAAACTGAACGAGGATGAATCCAATGGCTGAGACAACCGCCGTCGCTACTACGGCAAAACACAGGGCAATTGCCGCCCTGACGAATGACCGCGTACTCTCTGCAATTAAGAGTGTCGCCACGAAGCACATGACCGCTGAGCGGATCGTCAAACTGGTGGTCGGGGAATTTTCTCGCAATCCAAAACTTGCCGATTGCACCCCTCAGTCGATCATCCTTTGTGCTCTCGCTTTCTCGCAACTGGGATTGGAACCTGGACTACTGGGGCACGCATACATGATTCCTCGCAAGAACAAACACAATGAGAATAAGTTGGAGGCCAATTTCCAACTTGGATACAAGGGGAAGATCGCCCTGAACTTCCGATCTGAGATGTTTGAATTCATCCACGCCGAAGTAATCTACCGCGATGACCGATTCGAGTACGAATACGGGTCGTCAGCATTTTTGCGTCATGTCCCGAATCCCGATTCCGAGAATCGCAAAGACTCTGATATTGTGGCCGCCTATGCCATTGCCCACCTGAAGGGTGCGACGCGCCCCGTCTTTCGCGTCATCACCCGCAAGCAGATCAATGAGCATCGGCGCAAATCGCAGACGGCGGATAGCGGGCCGTGGGTTGAGCATTTCCCGAAAATGTGTTGCAAGACGGCCATTCACGAAATTGAAACCTACCTGCCCATGTCTACCGAGGTCGCCACGGCGCAAGCACTCGAAGAGAAATCGGATGAGGGCGAACTCTCATTTGCGGATTTCGGCGAAGTATCGGTGGAGGATGCGCTCGTCAATCCGGTCACCGAATCCAACGGTGGAACCGCTGGCCTGAAGAACAGATTGGATGTCCCATGACTGACACTCCCGATTCCCGGATCATTCCGGGAATGGACCCGACGCCGACAGATGACGAACGCAGGAGGGGTTTGTGCCTCAGTCGATCTAAAGATGATACACCTGCCATTGTTACTGCGCTGGCCGCCTCCCGAGTCGCCACGGCGCGGGCTATGATGGAATGGGCAGGCGAATGGTTAGACGCTCATCCGTACGTGTCTGCGTGGATTGGGTTGAACCATGTCCTTGCCGCCCACGACGCGGCGGTCGCCGAACGGAAGAACGAAGGCCGTGATGTCCAGTAAGAAGAACGGTCTCTACCTCGAAACCACGTCGATCGATCCGTCGAAAACAGTGGGTGAGATTCATGCGTTGCTGATGCGGGCGGGCGCGGGCAAAATCATGACCGAGCAGTCGGGCGGGAAAATCATCGCCATGCAGTTTACGATGCAGACTCCACGGGGAGAGGTGCCATTCTGCTTGCCGGTTCAATCGGAGCCGATTTTCACTTTGTTGCAGAAACGGCATTCACCTAATTTGCGTGAAAAGAACAAAATCCATGACCGTCTCCAGGCAGAGAGAATTGCCTGGCGGCTGGTCTTTCGATGGTTGCAGGCACAGATCGCATTCATTGAAACCGGGATGGTGACAACGGTCGAGGTATTTCTGCCCTATGTCGCCATGTCCAGCGGGGTCACGTTTTACAAACAGATCGAGGCGGCAGGGTTCAAGTCATTGCCGCTGCTGGAGGAGAAGCGATGAGAATCCATCTCCCCTGGCCGCCCAGCGTCAATCACTATTGGCGATCTAACCGAGGCCGTCATCACATATCGCAAGAAGGACAAGCGTACCGCGATACTGTGGTAAGTCTGAGCCTGATTGAACACTGGCAGAACCTCTTTGGACTACACGACAGAATTTGTCTCTGGATCACAGCCCACCCCCCTGACAGGCGAAAGCGGGACCTGGATAACATTGCTAAAAGTTTGTTAGATGCATTGCAGAAAGCCAGCGTGTACCCCGACGACTCGCAGATTGATCAACTGACAATTCTACGCGGACCCATCAATCCACCCAAGGGATCAATCGAGGTCGAGATTCAGGCCGCGGGGGGCGTATGAACTCATTCACGTCATTCGATGATTTTCTCGGGCGCTGCCTGCCGAATTACTACCGCAAACTGATGATGACCGGCGATCCCAGGAAGGCCGGGGAGTGGGCGGCAGGTGAGATTTTTCGTCAGATAACATCAGCAGTGGGGCAGCCCTGAAATCGCCGCTGGGGCGGCAAGCCCTGAAGAGATCAACGTGGAACTGGGGGAAGAATGATCCTGAAAATCGTTCGCTGTGACGGATGTGAAATTCATTCCCCCAGGCTGGACGAGAACGGAATCGCCTTGCGCAACATATTGCGCGAGGACTTCCGCTGGCACTCTCTGAGCAAGCGTGATTTTTGCCCTGCGTGCTGGAACATTAGAAAGCCGAAGTCAAGGCGGGGGACCGCCCTGAAATCGCCGTACCCGGCTGTCGCCGCACTGCCTGCGGCAGGAAAGGATGGAGATGTGAAATGAATGCGCCGAAAACGATTGTGAAGGGCGGGAAGGTGCTGACAGTCATTGGTGGGCCATTCCCCGGCAAGATCGGCGACCCGAACAAAAAGCCGAATCCATGCGGACATTTCACGCTGACGGTCGTCTGTACGTGCAAAGTCC